CCTTGCCTACCAATTGATTCAGTCTTTCTGTTCACGATACTTGTCAGCTAATAACTTTGCGATGTAAGTATAACCTTCAATATCGTTTAATGTATCTAAATGATCAGGATTGTTGACTAAGCGTAAATTTTTAAAAGCTATCATCAGAGCTGCACATTCTGTAGGTGATACTGGTATTCCTAACATGGCAGTCCATACTCCTGATAACTGACTAAAGAAATATTCTGGATTCCCATAATCCTTACCACGTTCTTCTATTAGCTTTTCAACTTTCATCTATATCCTTGATTTTAGTTATTGATACTCTGCCTGTTTGTTTATCAAGTATATTTCTGAATTCAAATATATCTTCTGGAATACAATCTAATAATTCTTCTGCTGCATAGATTGGTATATTCCTACCGATATCTTTTTTGACCTTTTGAATTTGTTCTTTGTTTCTACAAACTAAAACATCTTTGCCAGTTGGTCTGTGTTTCACAATCCATGTATCAACTGGCAATGCAATAACGCCTTCTCTATTTAATTGTTTCTTCAATGCTTCATTAGCACGAATCATCATGTCGCACATTTCTATCTGTTTTTCTGGTGTATCGTAAGAAAGTGAAATATTAAACTTTTGTTTCGCTAATCGAAACTTTTTTTGGAAATTAGCAGATACCAAACTATAAGGATCAGCTACTCCATAAGTAGCAACTAAATCAGATTCAAGAGTTCTAAGTTCCTTTAATTTTTCAAATAATGCTTCATTATCCATAATTATCTAAAATCCAAATTTGCGATGGTGTGTGGTGTCTATACATAGGAATGTATATAGACACACACCACTTTTTCCATCGTGTGACACCAAAATACGCTAAATAGACACCAAAATAGACACCAAATAGACACCATATTTTATAAGTCATTAGAAACCTTTTGAATAATTTGATCAAAATTATACTCATAATTTTTTTCAAAATTTATAAAATCTTGTAAAGATAATCTTATGTGTTTTGCTTTTTCATCATTAATCATCAAATATATTTTTTTAATGTCATTGGCTACAAAAATAAAAATTTGAACATCTTTATAACTATATCCATTCCATTTACCTAAAACTGTTCTTTGTTTTGTTTGATGTTTATTTCTTTTTCTTGTTTCATATGTATAGATACCATCTCTTAATCGTAATGATGCACTTTTCACTTGTATGCCAATATATTTATCATTTATTTTTGCTACAAAATCTATTGTATTAGATTCTGGTGCTGCAAAAATTTCACAACCTTTATAACTAAAATAAGACATTGCAAGATATTCTGCACCTTGTGATATGCAGTAATGATTAAAATTTTTATTATCACAATGTTTTTCATAATCATTTTCTTCTTTGAAAAAATCTGTTTGCTGTATATTTTCTTTAAAATAGTTCATCATCAAAATCTTTTACTTGATATCCTTTTTTATCTTCCCAATTCAATTTGCCTTGCTCTTTGAGTTGCGATAATGGTTTTGAGATAGTGTTTTTTGTCAATCCTGACTTTTCTACAATCTCGCTATTCTTTACCCATCTAAGTGCTGGTTCATCTTCTTTTTCTTGAATCGATTTGATTGTTTCTAATATCTTTATCTTAGTTTCAGACAATGCTTTTTCTATTGGTATCTCGTCAACTTCTACCAATGCACCAGACGATAAATCTTCAAATGGCAGATTCAATACTTCAAACTTAAATTCTTTAGTTTTCATCGGTGTACCATCTTTGATAAGTGTCTGTGAGAAAGATACAAACATTTCTTCGCTTACATCTTTTCTCAAGACCTTATATTCAGCGTCAACTGCTGCTGGTAGTACCGATGATCCTCTCGCCCTTGCGCCTGTACCATGACCAGTATGATGCACGATAGATATGCAAGATTTAAAAGTATCTTTTAGATCATCTATCCTTTCTACAAAAGCATTCATATCTTCTGTTGAATTCTCATTACCGCCACCAAAGTTTCTAGCTAAAGTATCGACAATAATCATGCCGATATCACCATATTCATCTTCTGTTGCAGATATTGTATCTTTCAAAAGCTGATGGTCTTTATCATCTAATAACCTAGCACCACGACTGGATATCATTAAAGGTGCTTGATGTATCTCTGCTTTGTTGATCTTAGACCATGCTAGGAATCGTCTGCTAATGTTTCTTACACCCTCGCCCGCCATGTAAATAACTGGTGCTTGATGTGTCTTATGACCATGCCAATCTTTACCCAATGCTAAGCAAGCTGCCATGTCGACTGTGACAAACGATTTACCAGCCTTTGCCTGACCAAAGATAGCTATAACTGATTCTTTCTCGCAGACATCGTTTATGAGCCATTCAGGTTTCTTGATATCTTTAATCATTCTACCGACTGGTATTAGTTCTAAACTGACTCTTTGTCTGACAATATTGCTTTGACAATAATCAATAAATTCTTCTGATGATTTCCAATATTCATTGACCTTTGCATCCCATAGATCGTCTTTATCTTTGAAGGCTCTAGGTATCTTTATGACATCTACTGAATCGCAAATGTCTGCCAGATATTCTTTAAGTTCGTGAGCAAACTTCTTTCCAGCTTCATCGTTATCAGGAAAGATATATGCTTTGCGATCTTTTAGCTTTGACCAATCACAATTCTGCCAATTGCTGACACCACCATGATGACAACAGATATCACCTTTGTAGATGCTTTCTCCACCCTTCATAGCTTTCTCACCTTCAACAATAATCACATGACTATCTTTATCTCTATCTGAAACATATATAGGCAATACGCCTTCAGGTCGCCTCATAGACCATTCCGCACCATGCCGAGTAAATGGTGCATATTTCTGCTTGATCGCATGATCTGTAGGAAATCGCATAACCATGAAATCCTCTGAATATTGCACATGTATTTCTGAATCATTATAAAGATCAACCATCTGATCACGATTGAATAATCGCATGGGTTTAGGTTTTATAGATTGTGTTGGTATTTTAATTTGATCGACATTGTAAGGTTCTAATATCTTAGCAACATCACCACCTTTAAATTTAATAAGATCAATAATCCCGCCGCCTTGATCTGCTTCGTGATCGTACCATGAAGCAGACTCAAGATTTAAAACTAATGATCCTTTGCGACCCCACCGCACTAGAAGATGATTCTGTGAGAGTGGGGTCAGATGAGTTACCATCCTCTAGTGCAAAACTAGGTAGAACAAAACCATCGGCTCTGTCCTTAAATCCGACAAATTCAAACTCAGGAATTCTGGTACTACCCATCCCGATCTTTAAAGGTTCTGAACCTGTATATTTGACTATCGGCAGTTTGTCTAAGTTTTCTGTGAGTTGGGATTGTTCGTAAAACATAGAACACATTTTTCTAAAGCCATCGTATTCACCGAATGATTGGCGTTGCCATAAAACTGCACGACCTAAATCAAAGTTCTGGGTATCGCTAATAAATTTAGGGTACAGCCAAACTGCAAATGCTTTTTTAAAATCTTCGTCAGGTTTTGCAATAGGTTTGTGCAGATCATCTTGAAACACATAAGTGTAACCAGATGCAGCATCGTACTTACCCCAGCCCATCTTAATAGTTGCAGTATCGACTTGAAAATAATTAGCATCTATTTGTTCATCGCCAACTTTCCAGCCACCATTCTGAAAATCGTGTTTAATGTAATTGCTGACTTCAGAATCAACAATGTCAAAAGGGTTACTCATATTTATCTCCTATAAGTTTTTCAAAAGAATTATTTAATTGGTCAAAATAAATCT